TAGCGGGCGGTTCTATGGTGCTGCCAGTTGGTTCTTTCGACATTGCTGCTTCCATCAGCACGTCGTTCTCAAGACGAAGTCTCAAGGCCATTGGCAGTTCGAGCAATCGGCGAGCAGCCCACATGGCTCCCCTCCGAAAATTGATTTCTTCTAGCGTCATATTGGGGGACTCGGCAATGTTGTAAGCAGCACGCAAGATGTCGTCTTGCATCGCCTGCTTTGCGTAGGCCCATCCGGAACTGTTCTCCAGTTCGATGATGGCCTTGAGAGCGTCTTTAGGTTTCATTTGCCCCACTTGGTATATACACCAACAGCAATGATACTCAGAATACCGAGAGTCAACCACTTCACGAAGGTTGCGAGGATGGTTTTTCTCACATCTCGCCAGCCATCTATCAGGTCTCTGAGGTCGGAAATGTCTTTACCTGCGTCATCATCATGGAGGCCAACGCCGCGCAATGCTTCGCGAGCGCCCTCTTGAGCCGCTTGCTTCAGAAGAATTTGTAGTTTTTGCTCATCTAGTTCCATGTTAATAGTCCACATTGTTGGCATCCCATACCATGACGGGACTCTCTGAAGGTTCGGTTGCTGAGTATTCTTCGACGCAGATTTGAGGCATCAAGGAGAAACATTTATCTCCGTCAAAGCGCTGGTTCCATGAGGCTGTGAACCCGTTGTTGTAGTAGATGTTTGTCCTGAAGTACCCCGATCCAGAGTAGTTCACAACTCGCCAGCGAATCGGCTTTTGCTTTCCTTTCCCCCAAGACGGAATCTCCGTCTTAAAAAACCTGTATCCATCAGAGTCGTATTCGCGATGAAACTGGTAGTCCATTGCTTCATCGCCAAACTGCCACATGTAACGGAACATCATGTAGTCATTCCTGACTGAAGCTCCGTCCGAAGCAGAGCCTCCACGATACAGGTAGCAGCCGACCTTGACTCGAATAATGCTGTCGTCTGATGTTGGCGTGTAATTTAAGAACATGCCATCAGGCAATGTAGCGCCCGGATTGTCTGGTTGTTCGTAATTGTTGCTGATCGTCTCAATGCTTGGACGCGGCTTTTTCATCACCATAGAAACTCGGCGCAATAGTTTTCCAGCGACCCGGGTCTTCCGGTCGTTGGTCACATTGCCGAATTTTGGCGATCCAATTATGTTCATCTCAGAAGTCCAGTTCTGCGCCATCCCACTCGATCACGGCTGGCTGACCGGGTTCGGTGTTTTCCCACTCTTCAATTGTGAAGCGTCGAAGGTATGCGTCTACACGACCGCCAAACATCGACTGATAGCTGTCGCCTTGATGCAGGTTTACGGTGTTGCCGTCCCAGCTTGCGGCACGAATTGCCACCTGCTTTGTTTTTCCAGCACCCCAAGAAGGCATGTCCCATGTGTATTCGTCGAACGACTCCATGGCGTATGCGCTCTTGTAGTAAACGTTGATTCCGTTTCCGTCTACTTCGCAATCAATTGAGTAGCGCTGATAGGTTGTGTCGCGATAGATGTATCCACCGCAGATGACGCGAATCAAGCTGTCGTTTCTGACTGGCGTGTAGTTGATTCGCCAACCATCAAAGTGCTTTGCAGACGGATAGAACCAGCAGCTATTGCCGCTGAAGTTGGGTAGACCCTGACCGTTGTCGGTGTCTGGCTTTGCTGGTCTTACAAAAGCCAAGCGCCGCAGGCAGGAATATCCCTCCTCGCGGCGCTTTGTCTCCGAAGACGGCACGCCGCTAAACACGTTGTAGCCGTCACTCATTCAACGCTCCTTATGCAATACCGACTTGCGCCTTGGTTGCTTCGCGGTCTCTGAAGAATGCGGGGCATCCTTCTGCAACCAACCTGAGTTCATCTTCATCCGTGACAACACCCCAGTTAATTTCTGCTGGTTGCTCTGGAACTTGCACGCCGTCTTCAATGAAAAAATAGCATTTGCCGTTGATTCCGTTCATGCCAAGAGACGTGAAATCGTCAGTCGGGTTGCAATGGGTCTTTCCATCCGGAGACTTGTAACCATAAATTGCCATTTGATCTCTCCTTAAATCAAAACTTGAACTGCGTTGAATGTGTTCGCGCCGTCTGGGCGGCCCGACATGTAGTTTCCAGAGTCGTAGCCAACCCAGTGGACAACACCCTCTTCATCCAAGGCCATCCAAGCATTTTCAAGAGTAGAGCCTGAGTGAAAGCCTTGAGCAGAAATATGTCTGAGATGGTTGCCAGAGCGATTTGCAAAACCGACTCGACCAAACTGGGTCTGAGGAGAAGCTGTGTTCGGGCGACCCAAGCAAACGTTTTGATGACCAGCAGTAAAGGCAGCGCCGTTGCGGCGGTTGATACGGTCATTCTTGCTGGCGTGCGCCATGACAATGACGTTGTTGTAATAGTAGGTGGTGCTGGTGGTCTGACCAGCCCATTGAACATCAGATACCCACTGAACCTTCTGGTTGAGGACTGGCACAGCACGATCAGTTGTGTCGCCCAAACCAAGCAGGCCAACGTTATTACGGCCCCATGTGTAGAACGTGCCGTCTTCGCACAGGGCGGCAGACGAACCGTAAACGCCACCGCCGCACCAGCAGTCGATGACGCGCTTGTTGGTATCTACGCCAATCACGTTCACCTGTGTCGGAGTAGAACGAGAAGTTGCAGAGTTGTCGCCCAACTGACCATAACCGTTGTAACCAAACGAATACAAACGACCATCAGCACGCAAGGCGAGCGTCCAGCCGTTGGCATTGGAAGAGTCGCCACAAATTGCAACTTTCACGACCGCGCCGCCAATGTTGCACAGCGTAGGAGTAGAAAGGTTGGTTACAGTGCCGTTGCCGCACTGACCGCTGGTGTTCAGGCCGCAAAGGTAAAGCTGATTGTCATTGGTGATGAAGGCAACGTGGTAACCGCCAGTGCGTACACAGCGAACGTTTTGGTTGAAAACGGTGATCTTTGTGGGGGTCAAACGGTTGGTCGTGTCGCCATGGCCTAGCTGACCATAGTTGTTGTAGCCCCAAGAGTAAACATCTCCGTCTTCCATGAGTGCGTAAACGGAAAGAGTGCTCGCGCCATGGAACTGAACATGCAGATAACGCACTGGGCCAGCATCAATTGGGAAATCGACTTTACGGAAGAAGGAGCGACTCACAATGCCGCCGTCACCTTGCTGTCCGTTTACACCGTAGCCACAGCTATAAACAGTGCCGTCTGTTGTCACAACGGCGGTGTATTCGTAAGCTGAGACGACCTGCTTGATGTCAAACATTTCGTCTTCGGAGAACTCAATACCTTCGTTTGTGTAGTTGAACAGTGGAGGGCGCACAGGAATGCGAGCAGTTCCACTGATGTCCCCATTTCGACCATTTGATGGGGAACCCCAAACCCAAAATCCGCCATCAAATGCGACTACGGAGCCACCGCGATATGAATATCCGGGTTCTTGTGCAACGTCCCAAGTGCCTGCGTTGGCTGCAACAGGGAAAGTTGTGGCGTCTTCGATGTAGTTGCCGAGGCGGTTAGTTGGGACTGTGGAGATGGTGACCGGGGTAGCCGCTTGGCTGCCGTCGGGTTGGGTGTACTTGCCGCCTTTGTTGACGGAAAGGTCGGGGTTCATGCCGACGTAGTTGTTGTTGAGCGCCTTGATGCGGGTGTGCGGTTTTGCGCCGGAGAACTGCCAAGACGGAGCGCCGCTCTTGATGGTCAGTTGCGAGCCTTCTGCGCCAGCGCCAAGGCGAGCCTGAGCACCACCAGCGAAGACGACCATGTCGCCGTTGGTGGTCATGGGGGTTGTCAGTGCAGCCGTGATAGCGGCAATGTCGACCACAAACTCAACTTCAGCGCCATCGCAGTAGACCCAGCCGCGCTGGCCTGCGTTGATCTGCACATAGTCGTTTTGAGTTGAGGTCTTGATTCGGATGGGGATGGTGAGTCGGTTGTCGATGACGCTTGACCATCCGGTGTTGGGGGCCGTGACGCTCACGTTGCTGGCGGTGAAAGTACCTGCTTGTGGCTTTACGACAATGACTTCTTTTTGGACTTGGTCGGTTGACAGCGTGATGGCTGCCGTGCCGGGAGCGGGTTGCATGATGATTTCCGCAGGACGTGCGGCTGTATCAATCAACTCCAAAAGAGCGTCTGCGCCCATGAGGCGCTCGACTGCCGTGGACAGATAAACAAGGTCTCGCGGAGTTGCGGACGATGCGCCAGTGGCGGCGGCTAGAGACGTGCCACGGGTCTTGATGGTTTCTACGAGTTCGCGAAGCGATGCTGTTGACATTTTTGGCTCTCCTTAAAGCACGTCAATTCCGAGTAAGGCATATTCCTCAAGCAAATCCAAACGAGGTTCTGATTCTGCCCGGAACAGTTGAACTTCTGATAGCAACGCATTGCCGTCGAAGATCATTGACCATTTCGTTTGATCGAGAACCGCGCCCCCTGTATGAGAATATAGACAAACCCATACCTTGTCGTCGTCCTCGACCATGTCGAGACGATTGTAGGACTCGCCGGAGGCGTATGGCCCCTTCTGGCGGAAGAAATATTGGTTGGTGTTGATCCACCCTGCGTTGGGATCAGTGAATGTGCCGAAGCGACTTTGGACGTATCCGGTTGTCTCGTTTACCCTGAATTGAAGAGTGGTTGGGTTGAGCGATCCGGTGGCGTCAAAAATCTTGTCGAGCAGTGCGGGCAGCGTGATGTCACCCTTTTCGCACGCTTCGAGGTAGGTGTCGAGGACGTGAACTCCCGTTCTGGATGAACGAAGTTCAAGTTGCTCGCCTTTTGGTCTGGTAAAAGCCATTATTTCACCTCGTGCTCTTCGATGAACATAAGCAATTTGGCCTTAGTCAATGTGAACTTGTCGTCCTCCTTGTAGCGTTTCTGGAGGTACGCCACTGTGTCGGACAGCGTTTGTATTGTGGCACAGTGCTCGCATGCGTTGGATTGCGGAGCGGCCTGCGGGATTGCGGCGATGGCCTCTTGAATGAGAGCCTTGATGTAGGCGCGACCGTTCGGGGTCAAGCCGGACATGGACTCAAGTTGCGATGCGCGTGGGGTCGTCATCTTCTACCTCCTTGTGCTTGGCTCAACGGAATGATGTTGCCCTTCTGGGCCTCGGCGGCAATCTGCTCTTCCGGCATGACCGAAGCGCCGCGCATTTTTTCCATGAGCGCCATTTGCTGGGAAGGAGACGGGCCTTGGGCCTGATCTTCCTTAGTGATTTTGAATTGGTCAAGGTCGCTCACGCCCATGGCGCGGATGGCTTCCTCGGCGATCTTGCCCATCTTGTATTCCATCTGGAGGCCGGACTGCCCCATGATCTGGATCATGTTCAGCCACGTCTCAGCGTTGCGGGTTGGCTCGATTGGCAGCGTGCCGTCCACGACGAGGTAGTCAATTTCACCTTGGAGCATGGTGGAGTCGTAGTCAACGTAGCCGTCTTGAACCATGCGGGTGAGTTCGGACGGGGCGTCTTGCTGGTTGAGACGAAGACTGCCCTCGACGTTCAGCGCGTCTTGGATGTTGGCGACCATCATGTTGACCATGGGGCGCACGGTGGTGGCAGACATGACGCGAGCCAAAACGCCGAGGCGTTGGGAGCCGAGTTGCGTCAGGCGCTGGATTTCCGTGGCGGTGCGGATACCGTCGCTGGTCGGCACACCTTGCTGGGCGTCGCTGGCAGCGGAGATGCGCTGCTTCAGGTCGGACATGGCGGCAATGTCGTTCCAGTGACCACGGGTGACATCTGGAATTTCCGCGATGAAGACGCCGTCACCGGGCTTCGCACCCGGCATGGTGCGCACGACGCCCCACGGGTTGCGGTCAATCAGGTCAGGCACGGAAACCTGCGTTGGATCGACGAAGACGAGGTTGTTCAGGGCCGCCTGCACGTTGTCGATTCGGCTGCGCAGCAGCCAAGTCGAGACTTCGTGAAGCGGGAGCAGCAGGTCGTAGAGCGACTGGCTGTAAGTTTTGTGGCTGTCGTAGTACAGGCCGCCAATGGTGGTCGGGAACTGCTGACCGTATGGGTTCAGTTGGAAGCGGATGACGGCGTGCTCATCCAAGACGGCGCAGACGAGCCAGATTTGCTCGATGCTCGGGATGCCAATCTCGTATCCGTTGAGACGAATCCAACATTCATCGAGCGTGCGGGCCGGGTCGAGTGTGAACTGGTAGCCGTTGGAGCCTGAGTTGCGGTCGATGGACTGATTGATGTTCAGGCCACGGCCTTCTTCTTTCCAGTAGTTGTGCGCGTCCCACCACGTTGCACGATGGATGGACTTGCGCAGGCCGGGGTACTTGTTGAGCTTGGGATACAGGCCACTGGAAACCAGCGCATTCGTTGAGACGAAGTCGCTGAAGATGATGTACTGCATGCGATCCCACTCGCCCCAGTTCACACGGGGATCAGGGAAAACCCTACGGGGATCGAAGTTGATGATCTGGTTCGAGTTGGACTTTGCGTCCCAGACGATCTTGGTCGGGGCAAAGCCGTAGCGCAGGCTGTCGAGCAGAAGCTGGGCAATGCGGGCTTCGCCAGCCGTGCGGCGCATCTGCTGGTGCAGCATGCGTTCGAGAATCAGGGAAGCGCGGCGTGACTTGCGGTTCAGACCCTCCAGTTGGAACATGGGATTGCGCCCAGCCAAGGCCGCCATTTGGTAGGTGAGGACGGTGTCGGCGATGGCGCGGGTGTCCGCGATAACGACTTTTTCACGAAATTTTGTGGTATCTGCCGGAACCCACACGTCGTGAGCGCGATCTGCGTCGCGCCAGTGGTCGTAGCGGCGGCGGATGCGATCCCATGACATCTTGGAGCAGGCGCGGATAAAGTCGACCAGCTTGCGCTCTTGCTCGTCCGTGAGCAAATCGGAGATGTCGTTGTAATCCATCAGGGCATTGACGTGCTCTGATAGGTCAACGATCAAATGATCTTCTGATTGTCTGATGTCACGGTAATTCATGGTCTGTTTATCCAACAAGTTGGGGTGGTCTGTCGTCCTTACAGTTCGCCCCACGGTTTCCATTCATGCGCTTTTTGCTTGCCTATATTGTCCACCCAAGGCCCACTGTTTGATTCTGTGAGCGGCTTGAACTGGGAATACAAGGATGCGGCAACGTCGATTGGCGCGTTGATGAGTGCTGTGCCCACGCCGCCCATGCGCGACAAAATATCTAAGCCCATGGACAGGGCGTCAACTTGGTCGTCGTGCTTGCCAGATGGGAAAGACTGGCACTCGTTCATGAAGTCGTCCAGCCATGGGGCGTTTTCTGGGACAAATACGCGACCACCCTCAATGAGTGGGGTGACGGCGTTGACCCGAGAGACTTTGTCGGTCGAGACTTTGTATGGGATGACCGACAGGCCAGAGGCTGTCTTGAGTTCCTGAATGAGCGATTGGCCCGAGGCTTTGTCTTCAATGTAGAAGCCTCGTAGGCCACGGCCTCGCCAGAGGGTGTTGACCGATATGGCGCGGCGCTTGAGTTCGGGGAAGTCGTACTTGTTGCGGATGACATCGAGCAGGTAGATGTCGCCCGATGCGTCCATGCCAAGGATCATGAGCACCGAGTAGTCGGACTGCTCTGTCTTCTTGAAGGCGGTGTCGGCAACGACGATGACCGTGGTCGGGCGCACTAGCTCTGGGTTGTAGGTTCTCCACCAGCCAGCTTTGATGAGGTTACCGCCAGCGATGTAGGGCGACTGCTGGTAGAGGGAGGCGAACTCGCGCTGATCGAGGCGACGGCGGCGCTGGAGTTCTTCAAGCGGGAAGCGTTCAGGCCACAGTGCCTCTTCTTTAGTTTCGCGATAGTAACGCTTGCCGGGGGCAACCGTTGAGAGTTTTCCGGGTGCGACATAGCGTGGGTCATCCTCCGGTAGTTCTGTGACAGGACGCTTCTCGCCGCCAACTTCCTTGATGGCGGGGAAGTTGATGTGATGCCAGAGTCCGTCTTTCCAGTCCTCAGTCTCCATGAGACGACCGGCGACGTCGTCTGGATGCCAGCGCGTAAGGATGACGATCTCTATTGCGGGGGAGCCGTCAGGCTCCGGCTGCTTACGAGTGGTCAGTGCAGAAATGTAGTAAGACCACGTTTTGTTTCTTTGGCTTGCGGAGTCGGCTTCCTCTCGGGCTTTGACAGGATCGTCGAGAAGAAGGAGCGTCGCCGCTCGGCCAGTCGTCGAGCCACCAATGCCCGTGGCGAAATAAGTGCCATTAAAAGAAGTACGCCAGTCGTCGACAGCCCTGCTCTCTTCCGACATTCCGAAGTCTTTGAATGCTTGGCTAACGAGCGGCTCACGCGCCAGATCGCGAACTTGGCGTCCAAACGTCTTAGCCAAGTCCTGATTGTATGAAGTGGAGAGGACATTGCGAACAGGCTTTCTTGCAAGGTAGTAGACAGGGAAGGTAACTGTTGCGAGGAAAGACTTTGCATGCCGTGGCGGCATGGTGATGAGCAAGCGGGTAACCTGCTTGCCGTCTTTGTTTGTCAGCGTGCCCTTCTCAAGAGCATCGAGAGCGTCCATCAGTTCGTAGTGGAAGTCGGCCCAAACAAGGTCTGGGTAGATAGCGTGGACGAACTCGCGAAAAGAGGTCTGCGCCTTCTTGAGGCGCAGTAGATATTTGGCGGCTTCTTGTGGTGATACCTGCATCAGAAGAGCTTCTTGAACAACACTTGAAGGTTGACGTTGGGCTTTTGATCCATGGAGGTCTTGTCGTAGCGACCGCCGATTGACAGCGTACTGTCTTTGCCGCCAACGCCTTGCATGTTGAAGTTTGCTCCGGCAGACGTTGCGTTCATTGTCTGGCCTTCTTCCCCGGGCATATTGCGCATGCGGGAAAGGTAGGCGTTGATGGTTCCATTCTTGATGGCTTGCTCGAAACTGAGGCGGAGTTCATCCATGGATGGGCCGCCGCCTTGAGGCTTGTCTGATCGGTTGTATTCGCCGGTGAGTATGCCAACGCCAGCATCATTGAAGACGGGGAGACGACCGCCAACTGCAACACGACCGGGCATCATGCCGCCGTATGACTCTTGCATCTCATTGCGACCCTGAACAATTCCGGGCGAGTCTCGTCTTACATAGTGATCGACAGGAATGTCGAGTGGGTTGTTCATCGAGATGTATGGATTGTGCTGTCCGTGTTGGCGTCTGTTCTCGAACGAGCCGGTAGCTCTGAGGCCATAGTCCATGCTTGAGCCGCCATCTAGGGTTCGGTTGACGCCGACGTCGGAGAAAAGTCGATAGCCAGACTGCATGGACTGGTTGTTGGCTGCAAGATCAAACATCGGAGTCAGGTTTGTGCGCAAGAAGGCCACCATTTCTGGGGTCAACTCGATGTTCATTTCCTGATTGAGGTTCAGCTTGGAGAGATCAATCTCGCTGGGGTTCAATCTGCCGCGCTCAGACTGACTGTTGTATGGCATCTTTTTCCTCCTGAGAGTCGCGACGGTTCAGAGTCTCGACTACCTCTGCATCGCTGATGTCGTCAGTATCCTCCATCGTCTCTTCTTTGTCTTCCCTTTCAGACTGCTCGGTCGCCTGCATGGCGATTTGTTCGAGTTCCTCGATTGTGAGTTCGTGAGCTTTCTTGTTCTCGATAGTGTGCTCGTTGAATGTGTGGTGCAGGTCGGGCATGACCTTGTTGAGCATCATGCCGAACAGACGAACCTGCTGATTCGACCAGCTTCTGTTGCCGTTGAGGACTTCCCTGACGGTCGGGATGTTGTTGCGGACGATGTCCAGAACCGAACGGCGGACGCGGTCGACTTCAATGGGTGTCACGGCGGGCAGACCGCCTGTGCTTTGCGTGATGCTGCGATTCTTGCGGACGTTTGGCATGTCTTTTTCTCCTTCTTTGTGTCTCGTTATTGTGACCGAGTTTTCATTTTTTGGTGCGAAATTTCGAATGGCAGGGCATGGCATGAGGCGAAGGCCGTCGGCGGGATGGGGTCTCCCCCCGGGGGTGCGCCCATGGGACGCGCCTTGCGGTGCATGAAGCGTGCATCTGCGAGGCTAAGTCGTTGATTTTGCACGGTTTTCGTCTCCCATCGAGGGACTTTGCGGTGGCTCGCGTGCCCCTGCGTTTCGCACGAGTGCGCGAGGTGGGCAAAAAATGGGCCTCGCGGGCGCTTACGCAATCATGACGCGGGCTTACGGCGCACGTCGTCCTCCCAGAGGGAGGAGGAGGGCGATTGGGGTCAGCCGGTTCGGTTGACAGTTCGGTCAGCCGTTCCGGCACACGCTCCGGCGTGCGCCTGATTCCCCCAGAGGGGGATAGGGGGCAGTTGGAGTCAGCCACTTCCGGCAACGGTCGTGTCACCCGCATGTGACACACAACGGACTCGAAGGAGAATGCTATGTCCTCAATCAAACTCGCCAACCTCAAGGCTTCCGACCTCATCGCGCTCGCCAAGGGCGCGACCTCTGTCGCCGACATCGACCCCGTCGTCGCGGAGTTCGAGCGTCGCATCACCACGCGCACCGCGAAGGCCAACGCCGCCGCGTCCGCAGGCAAGGGCGTGCAAGCCCACGCGAGCATCCTCGCCAACGCGAACGCCAACCTCGCCACCGTGCGTGCAATGCGCGACGGCTTCGCCGCTCCTGCGCCTGTCGCGACGTTCACCGCCGAGCCAGTCGCCAAGGCCAAGCGCACCCGCAAGGCTCCCGCAAGCGCCCCTGCGTTGAGCGCAGACGAGTTGGCTCTGCTCCGCTCGTTCCTCGCCAAGCTCGCCTGATCGCGTAGCGCCCACGACCCCCGCTTCGGCGGGGGTTTTTTTTCGTCTGTTCGCAACCACGAAAGGAGCATCTCATGCAGACACAACACCAACGCCGCATCGCGGCTCAAACCCGTCAGCTTCTCGCTCTTCGCCGCGCAGACACGCTGCACGACGACGACAACTTCTATGCCTTCCTCGCGACTGGTGCGTTCGACCCGCCAGCCGCAGACACGTTCGAGGTCGACACCAACGAAGCCGTGACCGCCATGTCGGTCGCATTCACCAACGCAACCAAGGAGTAACGCCATGAGCACCTCAGTCGCGGTCGCAGATGCGACCAAGTTTTACCAGCGTGCGCTGTTCGCAGCACTCAAGGCACGCGAAGAAGCCGTCCGAGACGGCGACACGGAGATGCGAGCCATCCTCGATGAGCGCATCGCCTACACGCAGGACTGCATCAAAGCGGTCAAGTTCGTGGGCAAGACGGGCATGTCCCCGGTCGACGCCTTCGCGTTCTACGGCATCAACATCCAGAATGGAGGCCGACTGTGAGCGTGCACATCGTCTACCAAGACCGGCTCGCGTTTGGTGAGCGCTATGCGTTCTACCGTGCCCGCGAACAAGTCGGAACCATCCGTGCGCTTTACCTGCTTTGGGTCGCACGTTCCATGTGAAACACTGTCCCGTATGTGTGACATGTGCTATCCTGTCACACTTACGAGACACAACCAAGGAGAAAACCATGCGACTCATCGCAACTGTCATCGCTGTCTTGCTCGTGGCAACCACCCTGACCATCGGCCTCGTCAACTTCGCCATCGGTTGCGGTGAGCCTGAGTACCACGCCGACGGAACATTCGTCACCGGCGAATGCTTCGTCATCCCATACACACCCGTGAAAGGAACATGGAAATGATCGCCGATCAACCACCACTACCAGTCGAGCAGGCAGTCATCGCCTACTACGAACAAGCCACGCCTCAACGCATGACGAGCATCATCTTCCGAGACGGTGCACGCTACGAACTCAAGCTCGCGCCCAACAGGTTCGAGAAGAGTCGCATGGTGTGCGTCATCCTCGACAACAAGAAGCTCGCCGCCATCGTGTGGGCAACCAACGGAGACGACCACTTCACGATGTCGCCTTCACCCAAGGGCAACACCATCAAGACCGGCGAGTACGCAGACTTCGTCTTCGACGCATGCGCTCACCTCATCACCACTGATCGCGAAAGGAAGGAGAAAGCAAAATGACTGACGACACCAAGCAACGCTGGTGGGCGTGGCACAAGGCAAACCCTCACGTCTACCAACTCTTCGAGCGGTTCACATGGGAAGCCATCAAGCTAGGTCACAAGCACCTGTCCGCTTGGCTCATCGTTAACCGCATCAGGTGGGAGACGAGCATCGTCACGAAGGGCGACGACTTCAAGATCAGCAACGACTTCATCGCCTACTACGCTCGCCTGTTCATGCACTACCACCCCGAGCACAAGGGGTTCTTCCGCATCAAGCGCCTCAAGTACGAGTAACCAACCAAGGAGAACATCATGATCGAGTTCATCATCGTCACCGCAATCGTCATCGCTCAAATGCTGGGGAGGTAAGCGCCATGACAATTTCTGTCACCCTCAACGGCGAGAACGCCAACCTCACATTCGATATTGAGACGACGCTCAACGAGTACCGCCTTCGCCAACTCATCCAAGATGCGGCGACCGGCAACGACCAAGACACCATCACCATCCGGTGGGGTATCGACGACGTGAAGGCTCAGTACGACACCATGTTCACGGACTGGGACGTCGAGCCTGAGTGCGGCCCCCTGAACGACGACGACTTCCGTCAAATTCTGCGCTTCGTCAGTAAGGCTCACGATGCCAACGTGGGCATCAGTTGGGAGGTCGTCGAAGCCCACATCGACAGCTTCATCCGCAATCGGATGGTGTCACGCGCCCGCCCGCCTGTCTCTCCAGAGGAGAGGGAGAGGGCATAACCCATCAGCCAACCGGCTGACTTCACCCTAACCCTAACCATGAAAGGACATCCCATGCTTCCACTTCACGAAGCGGTTTCATTGTTGCGTCGTGTCGATGCGATGCAGGCAGACGAGAAGCGATCCAAACTGCGCGAACTCTTCACGAGTTCCGTCGTTGAGAACGCATCGACTCAGGTCAAGGCGAGCTTCGCTCGTGCAGTAGGCAAGACCATCGGTCAAGCCACCGACCTCTTGCCCATCGGCGCACTCGTTGGCGGCATCGTCACCTCCTATGAGACTGGCGACTCCGACCAAGTGATTCGCAACATCACCGATGCGATCACCGACCCTGCGTCTTACGCTGTTCGCAACTCACGCTCCAAATCAGGCTACGGCTACGGTCACCACGTCGCCCTGTCCGACATGGACGCAACCGCTGGCGGTCACCGACTTGCCAACTTCACCGTCACTCAAACCATCACCCCAACCAAGGAGAACTCTATGGACATCAACCAACTCGCTGACCTCGTGTGTCAGTTGTCTGCCGTGCTTGCCAAGGACGCATCGTTCGACGGCAAGATCAGCGCGTCCGACCTCGACGCATCCGACACCCGTGCATGCGACGCCATTGCCATGGCGAAGGGTCTCAAGGCGGAGCAGTGCGATGCCCTGCGCTCGGCTGTCGCTGTCGTCAACATGAACCGATCAGTCGATGAGCGTGCCAACGTCGTCGTCTCAGACGAGGTTCGTAACATGGTGGGTAGCTCATCTGGTGAGCCTGCCCCGGCTGCCGTCTCGTCTCAGCCAGCCCCGGAGCGCATCATGATCGACGGCGTCCTTGCTCGTGCCGTTGACTCGTTGCTCGGTCAGGCGACCGGCGGTAAGGCCACGTCCATCGAGGCCACCCTCGAAGACCTGTACAAGTTGCAGGTCAAGTCGCGTGAGCTTGCCGACCAGTTGTCCCGCGCCAGTGCTCGTCCCGTTGCGGTCATCCCGACTGGCGGTAGCCAAGCCGTGGACGGTGCGACCCTCACCTACGAGGTTGTCATGCGCCAAGCCGCCGACCTGTTCAAGAACCCCAAGACCGGCAAGACCATGGCTCAACTCAAGTTCGACATCCCAACCCTTGTGTGGAAGGATGACAAGGGCAACGTCGTGCAACACCCAATGGTTCCCGCACACGATGAGAACTACCAGTTCCGCATGACCCATGTGCTCAAGCTGGCGACTGCGTTTCTCATGAACAAGAACGTGTGGGCACACGGACACACCGGCACTGGTAAGACGACGCTGTTCGAGCAGTTCTATGCCCGCTGTGGATTTCCTGTGTACAGATTGAACCTCGACTCGAACCTTGAGCGCTCCGACCTTGTCGGTCAGACCTCCCTTGCCGAGGACAACGGCGTGACCGTGTCCAAGTTCAACGAGGGCATCCTCCCGCAAGCGATGACTCAGCCTTGCGCACTCATCCTTGACGAGATCGACGCCGGTCGTCCCGACATCCTGTTCACGATTCAGCGTGCGACAGAGGGCAACGGCTTGATGCTGACCGAGGATGGCGGTCGTCTTGTGCGTCCGCACCCGCTGTTCCGCTTCTGCGCTACCGCCAACAGTCGTGGTCAGGGCGATGAGTTCGGCGTGTATGCAGGTGTGCGTCCGATGAACACCGCCATGCTTGATCGCTTCGGTGTCATGATCGAGGTCAACTACCTTGAGCGTGACGAGGAAGCCAACTTCCTTGCCAAGGCTTACCCGAACCTGACGCAAACTGTCGTGACGCAGTTGACCACGTTCGCCAAGCTCATTCGTGAGGCGTTCACCAATGGCGAGATCAGCCTGACGCTATCGCCTCGTGGTCTCAAGTCCATCGCTGAGACCTATGCGTTCTTCGACCCACTGCTTGGCACTGCCAAGGCGATGGAGATGGCGGTCGAGATGGTCGTCATCGACCGCGCCACCATGGACAACCGCCAACGTGTGCTTGAGTTGCAAGAACGTGCCTTCAAGGCTTGACCCCACCAACAAGGAGACCAACCTATGAGTAACGATCTTTCGTTCCTTCCGCCGGACGACCCCGACATGGATCAGCCATCCGTCTCAGGTCGTGACTTCGAGAATGGCACTCGCGCTGCCGTGCGCACGCTCTCGTCTCAGTTCGACACGGACGTCGTGTTCGCTGGCGACGGTGCTTGCACCAACGGCAAGCGCGTGACCCTGCCAGCCAATGCGCCTGACAAGATGCTGACCAAGCGCCAAGCGCACGTCGGTCGAGGCTTTGCCAACCACGAGTCACTGCACAACCTGCTGACCGACTTCGATGCGGGCTTGCCCAAGTTTCGTGAGTGGGGCACGACCGGACGCACGTTGACACTGCACTTGGCACAAGCCATCGAGGATGTGCGCATCGAGAACGGTGGTGCTCGTCTGTACCCCGGGATGCCAAAGTCGATTGACAAGACCGCCGAGTTCGTCTGCCGACGCTTCGCCGAGAAGACGTTCAAGGAGAACCCCGACATTGCCAAGGATATGGGCGCTGTGCTCCCGCTCGCCATAACTTGGGCAGGTCGTCTGCGCATTGGCTACCCATCGCCCGTCATTCGCGTTGCGTTTGATGCACTTGGTGAGGACGTTCGCAAGCGTGCCGAGCAGGTGGTCGATGTCATCATGACCTTGCCGCATGGTGTCGAGGGCATCGGTCAGGTCAACCGTAGCGAGGCATACAAGGGCTGTCGCATGGGTCTCGAACTCGCCAACCGCATCGGCAACGAGGTCGCCAAGGAAGTGGCTGATGAGGAAGAGCGCCAACGTCAAGGCCAAGGTCAGGGTCAAGGCAATGGTCAGGGTCAGGGTCAAGGTCAAGGTGGTGGACAAAACGGTGGGCAAGGTGGTGACGGCTCGTCTCAGGCAGCTGGTGGCAGCGGAGGCAACGGTGACACCGTCTCAGATCAGATGGCGAAGGGTGACGGGTACAAGGACTCGTCGCAGGAAGCCAAGGGCAACGGTGGTGCGCACGGTGCGACCAACTCGCAAGCCCAAGAGGTGGGTAAGGTGACGGGCGAGTCTCGCTCGATTGACCCCAACCTCGACGAAGGTGTTGTCGAGTTGATGACCGAGGGTGTTGCGACCAGCAAGGACTATCGTCCCTACACGAGATCGTTCGACGTGTGGACTGACAAACGTGATGGCACACTCAAGACTGCGCTGTATCACAACAATGGTCAGGCGCTGTATGCGCACGAGAAGTCTCGCGTTGTCGGCTCGCTGGCTACGATGCGTCGCAAGTTGGAGCGTGCGCTGATTGCCAAGGACACACGCCAATGGGAGCAGTCGCGTAGTGGCAAGCTCGACATCCGTCGTCGTGGCGTTGGCATCATGAGCGGTAGCGATCTGATCTTCAAGCGCAAGTCTGACGGTGACGATCTCAATGCGGCGGTGTCGATCTTGATTGACCTGTCCGGCTCGATGGCAGGCGACAAGGCGCATGTTGCAGGGCAGTCGACCATTGCGTTGTGTGAAGCGTTTGCTTCGACTGGCGTTCCGCTTGAGGTGCTCGGTCACTATACGCATGGCTTGCCTTATGACATGCGCAATCAGATCGCCAAGGAAACTGACGAGCACTTGCGTGATGACGATGGCAACTATGTGGTACAGGCTGATGGTTCTTATGCGAAGAACCCCAACGTGCACAACTATGACCGCACCGATGGGGTGACGATGCTTGTGTTCAAGTCGTTCGATGAGCCAATGACTCAAGCGCGTAGCGCACTAGGCATGATTCCGCACATGACGAGTGGTGCGAATGCCGATGCTGATGCCATCATGTATGCGGCAGAGCGCTTGCTTGAGCAGAAGAATGATCGTCGCATCTTGCTTGTGATGGCTGACGGTTATCCCGCATGGCATTCGAGTGGTGGCAAGAAAGCCAACTATCGTCGCACTCGTGATGCTGTGCAGTGGTGTGAGACGAAGGGCATCAAGTGTGTAGGGATCGGCATTCAGAGCGACGCTGTTCGCCAGTTCTTCCCTCGCAATGTTGTGCTTCAGAGCGTGGCTGATCTGGGCAAGACGGTTCTCGATCAGGTTGCACGTCTCGTCTTGGGTGAGCGCTTCCGCGTTGACAACAAGGACTTGATTGCATCTGACAAGGATCGCGCTCGTGCAATGGCCCGCTAAAAAGAGGAAGGCGGGCGTTCCCAAGATACCAAGTGTGTGGTTTGCGCTGTTGCCCGGACAGTCGCTTGCGTTTTGGATTGGTGTTGCCAAGCGAGCCAAGTCTCGCAGGGTTCGCAAGCATGACTACACGAAGATCAAACAACTAGCAAAGGAGATTGCGTATGGAAGTAAAACCTAAGTCAGAGTGGCGCAAGTCACTGTTCCTCGTTGCGCTTGAGGACTACCTGTTGAAGGGAGCCAATAGCGACCCATCGTTTGCGATGCGGGTCATCGTGAGAGACCCGATCATCGAACGCACTGAGCGCAACGAGACAAAGTATGTGCCGGAGATTGAGGGTGTGATGTCGATGCGTTGGCTCGCAGAAGACATCGTGACCTTCACGACGCATGATGGAAACGTAACGATCAAGGCTGACGAAGTCGTCGGCTACTACTCATAAGGAGAAAGCAATGGACATTGACAAGATGGCTGACCAAGAGCTTGAGAAACTTGGTGTGAAGAAGAAGGAAGAACCGAAACCCCTGCGTTCGTCTTGGGGTGCGAGTGGATTCGATGACTTGGAGAGTGACGTGCTCGACTCGTCTTCGTATTCGAGCAATCGGTACAAGAATGGTGGATGGAAAGACCCCAACTACTGGAGCAAGAAGAGCAAGAGTTCGCCTCGCCAAGGTGATCTTTGGAGTCGTGGCACTGCGCCAGCCGAGAAGCTGGAGACGATCTGCCGTCGTGAGTTCAACACGACTGTGTCTGCCGGTGAGGCGCTGATCGGTCACGTTGGTCTCGACAAGATCGTGACCGAGTTGCGCACCGAGTTCATGCGTTCGCTCGACAAGAGCAAGGTGTTGGTCATTGATGGTAGGCCCGGTAACGATGCGCTGTACATGGCGATTGAGGAGATCATCACGAAGCACTGCATCTACATGACTGACGACGCTGAGTATCTGAGCATTGGTGTGGAGGACAAGTGATGAGGAAGAAGCAGATCGCAAACATCGTGCACCTGAATGACGAGCAACGCATGAGGGAAGCCGCTGAGTATCTTGGTGAGAATGTCATGAAGATGTTCAAGGCAATCCTCATGAAGCATGACCGCGCTGTGATTGAGGCGGGCTTTGAGGCTGTGATGGCGGAGCGGGAACGATGCGCCAGCATCGTGGAACGCATGGGCATGGACGGCTATGGGACTTTGTATATCGCACAACAGTTGAGGAGTGGTGATGACTATCAAGATCAAAACACAGCACTGTGAGGATTGTTGGCACGGCAAGTGGGACGTGCCGACCAGTGACTTGGTTTGTGAGAAAGGACACAAGCCAAGGTTCTTTCGCATGAAGTCGCCGCTAGACCAGACGTTTGGGTTCAAGCGTAGGTGTGGTGACTTCGTCGACAAGATGGTGGCGAGACACTTTGAGAAGGAGAAGTGAGATGGCTACGAGATGGGAGAAGGAGCAAGACAGAGCCAAGGTCGCGGCATACGAGGAGTGGAAAAAGAAGCGTGATGCTGAGACGAAGGCAAGTGTATCTACTGAAGAGACTTCTTCAGTAGATACAAAGAATGGTGGCACGATCAAGTTGGGAGGTCAGACTCATGAGGTGGATGCAGAAGACTGCTTCATTTGGCTGAAGAACAACGCCGATCATGAGAAGCCACATCAGGTGATCTGTGCCATGCCGGAGCCGAAGGACGGTGTGCTTGTGATACGCAAGCCGTTCTTGATTGCATGGGGCTTGTACCACTTGCTGAGTGACGAGGAGTGGACGAACAAGTTGATTGAGAGAACGAAGGTGAAACTGGAAGCGCAACTCAAACCTATTACCAAGGAGTGAATCATGGACATCGTTCAAGCTGTGGGAAACCTGATCGCAGGTGCTGATGACAAGACTGTGCGCACGTTGGCGCAGGTTGTCGTTGATCGTTACTCGAAGCTGATGGGTGAGGCTTACATCCTTGCGCCAGCATCGCAGACCTTTACGCAGACCCCTTCCGGGTCTGCCCCCGCCAAGGCTGGTGGTGGTGTGAAGAAGAGCAAGCGGTGGTCTCGTCTCATCACAGGATGCGACTACACGAAGCGGGCCAACGGGTATGCGGTCAAGGGTGGGTTTGCCAACCGTGATCTGAGCCAGCATGCCGAGGGCAGTCTCGTCTTGATGGTCGTGCCTGACATCGGGATGATGTTGGGGACGGTGTGCAAGGGCGAGGAATGGGTCTACCAGTATCCGAGTGGACAGACGGGAAGCGTCGAGAACTTCAAGGGCATCATGCCTCTGTTCAATGAGGGCGATTGGGCTGGCATCGTTGATCGGTGCAAGGCGATGGGTGTCCCACAAAGTTGACAAAGGGATGAGGGTGTCACATAATTGGGACACCGACGTTACGGTTACGTTAAATGAAGGAGGTGGCTATGCCGCTCAAAATTGTGAGGAAGAGTGGGCGACTGTGGGTGATGGGTCGCATGCTCGGAGTACAGGTCAGACGCTCTACCCAGTTGCCAGTGGGGTACGAGAGAGAGGCCGAGAAGATGAGGCTCGACATCGAGCGAGACATCATCGAAGGCAAGTTCAACACCAAGAAGCATTCGTTCAAGGAGGCGGTCGATTCGTACCTCGCTTGGAAGCGGATGGAGAAGTCCGACATCAGGACGATTGGTGCACATTGCGACATGTTCGTGTCGCTGTTCAAGGATGTGGCGGTGGAAGACATTACCGCAGACATCGTTCAGACGAAGACCACCGAGGCTTGGAAGACGCTCAAGGCGGGTAGCGTGAGGCGCTATCTGAATACCATGAGTGCGGTGCTCAACCATGCCAGTGATCGGTGGGGGTTCAAGGTTCCCAAGTTGAAGAAGCCCGTGGTGGATGACGCACGGGACGCGCACTTCAGTGCGGAGGAAGCCAACCTGTTCTTGGAGTGGGTGGAGCGCAACCATCGGCACTACTTGGCGCACTTCACGGTGCTCATTGATTGCGGGGTTCGGCTCAACGAGTTGTTGCGGTTGACGAGACGCGACTTCAAGGAGGGCGTGCTGCGGATGCAGCGACGCACGACTGGCAACGGGAAGACTGAGACGAGAGTGATACCTCTGACCAACGGCGTCCTGCTGGCAGTCAAAGATTTCCCTGCGTTCGGGCCAGCGTTCTTGAAGCCAAGTGGCGAGGCGTGGAGGACGAGCGCCGATGCGTCGAGCTACTTGGGCAAGGTGCTGAAGGAGGGGTGCGCTGAGTTGGGGCTACCGGCGTTGAGGGTGCACGACTTGCGGCACACGTTTGCGTACTTGGTGGCGCAAGCGGGTGCAGATGTGGCTGACCTTCAGACGCTGTTGGGGCATGAGGACATCAGTCAGACCATGAGGTATCGGGGCTTTGTGTTGAGTCGAGCGAAGCAGTTCGTGACTGCGGCGCGAGACAGTAGCGATGGGGAGACACGAGCATGCAAATGAGACAGGGACGTCAAGGTGATTTGGGTGTGCAAGCATTGAAGTGCGCGAGGGGTTTTAGGTTTTTCCTCTACGCGCAGTCTCCTTCTTGGTTTGGGTGGGGGTCACAAGCCTCCACCCTTTTTTTAGGGGACTGCGATGAACCTCGTTGACAAAGTAATCCGGTACATGCGCCAGCATACCGAAGCCGACAAGAATTGTTCGGAAGAATTCTGGGTCACAGGCACAGCACTCGAAGCAGTGTCTGGTGTGAGCCGCAAGACGATCTCAAGGTGGAAGACGACGAACGACCCGACGCTCTCCAACTTTGTGGCTGTCGTCGAATCATTGGGCGGGAGAGTGTTGGTTGAACTTCCCGAGCCGACAAAAACAAGCTGTCATAGATGTGGTCGTGAGACTGCGACGCTTGTGCGTAATGACCACAAGTTTTGTGGAAGGTGCGCATCACGAAAGGAGTAATCATGATGTTGACAGAAGCGATCATTTGTTTGGCGACTGCGGTCTACTTTGAGGCGAGAGGTGAGCCGCTCGTGGGGCAGGTTGCAGTAGCCAAGGTGGTGATGAATCGAGTCAAGGACGATAGGCATCCCAAGACGGTTTGTGATGTTGTTCGTTTCAGGGTGAAGACGACGTGTGCGTTCTCGTTCATGTGCGAGAAAGACAGGCTTGTTGTGAATGACATGAATGCTTGGAGAAGTTCGGTGAACATCGCAAGCCTTGTGTTCAATGGCAAGCTGACCGACCCAACGAATGGTGCGACACACTTCCATGCGAAGACGGTGCAACCAAAGTGGGGCAACGTGCAGGTGACTGCGAAGATAGGCAACCACATTTTTTACAGGAGCGAACAATGAACGTGTTCTACTTGGATGAAGACCCGAGAGCGGCGGCGCACATGCACTGCGACAAGCATGTGTACAAGATGATCTTGGAGTATGCGCAGTTGATGATGGCGGCTTGGTACAAAGAGGCAGAGAAAGACCCGATGGTCGTGCAGTACATCACGGACAACGAGTTTTGGAAGCCGTCACACTTGCATCATCCTGCGACCAAGTGGGTGCAGACAGGGATCATTCCGTATGCTTGGGTGTTCTCGTGCTGGGAAGAATTGTTGTTGATCTATGCGGGTAAGACGGGGAAGTTCCATGCGGCGATGAAGTACCACGACTCGTTGATGTTGTGTCCGCCGAGCATTAGTGAGCAGATGGAGTGGGTTGAGCCACCGCTGTGCATGCCCGATAGCTACAAGTATGGGAGTGCGGTTGATGCGTACCGCAGGTACTACTGCATTGAGAAGGCTGGGTTTGCGAAGTGGGTTGGCAGGCAGACACCGGCTTGGTTCAGTGGGCCGACATCAGCGGTGCACTGACTACCAACTTCCTTTTTGGGTGAGCATGTAGGCGATGAAGTAGTAGAGCGCCATGCTCGCTGAGACGCCAATGATGATGGCGAGAGTCCACTCAACGAGTGTGTCGACGAGGTCTTGACGACGCTTGAGTTGATCGCGAACCATCTTCTCACGGCTCGACTTGATGTCGCGACGGAGTTGTTGGAATTCTTGGTAGCCCGACATGCCAAGGTGACCGAGTTCTCCCCATGTGAACATGTGGTAAATCTCTTTTTCCATGTCGGCGAGTTTTTGTTTGGCAGCCATCTTGTCGAAAGCCTCTTTCGTCTCAGAGGTGTCGAACTTGATGGGCTTCCAGATGCTGGGCTT